GTTTCATTTCCCAAACGAGCGCCTCTTTTCCAAAGTTTGATATCGGACCTATACGATGAATGATAGATTCGCTGCTATGAAAGTCACACCCAGCCACGAATACTACGTACGGTGATACTGGAAGATCTTTAAACAAATGCCATGAAGCATTCACGTTTTTAAACACTCTTTCTATAGCATTTCCAGTAGCTTGTTTTTCAAGATTTTTAGAAAATCTTTTATCATTCGTACCCTGATATTTATCTTCGACTATGAGAAAACAATATTTACTATCATCGAGTGTGACATAAAATACACCCCCGTCGGGGCTTATGAAAGGGTTGTCTTTACCATGTGAGAAAAAGAGTCTTTTTTCCCAATGAAATCTTCCACCCATCTCTGCCACTATTTCATGACAAAACTTTTTGAAAACAATCATGACATCGTGGAGTGTTTTTTCGGAATGAATGCAGACATCACCCGCTATCGAAGAACCTTTATGAATGACTTGAAGATGAGACATTTCTTTTATCATTTTTGTTTTGTAATTTTGACTTGGGTTGATTTTCCCTTCATGTTTTTAGTATTCACGGAGGAGCTTCCTCCTTTGGGATTGAACATTTTCTTATGGGCCTGCCAATATTCGGGAGCCCCCACTTTGAAGTTTTTCCTTAGGGTCGCCTTGTACCAAAACACGCAATCCTCGATCCTATTACTCTTGGAAGTATTATCCAGCACGATGCATTCGTAGTTTTCGGTGCATGCNTCCATGACTTTATTAAACATGTCGAAGGATGGGAAGATGCCAAAGAAAGATTTATACAACTTTTCTCTGTTCTGAATAATATTCTCCCTGAGGATAAACACGTAGTCCACGTTGGCTCGGAGGGCTGGGGGAAGGTCCATGCAGTACTGCATCGTGAGCATGAAGAAAATCTTCCAATGCCTCCCGTTCATGAAACACTGACGAATGCACGTGTCCCTCATGAACTTATTATCGTACATGCAATCGTCGAGAAGTAAAAAGGCGCCACAATTTTTCTTCCCAGCCCCAACCAATTTCCTTTGCCTGTCCATCACGCGCTCGATTGCTTCCCTGTCGTAGTCTCCATAAATGAAGAGGTCAGGGATGAACTGTTGGTAGTAGTGATTTCCTTCCTCGGTGGCTGATAAAACTATTCCAGCTGGTAAATGTTTTTTATGATACAGAATGTCAGTGACGAGAGTTGATTTCCCAGTATTACGTTTGCCTACAAAAACACACACCCTGTCGTCAGCCATAGTCGCAGGGTTGAACTTTCGTAATTTCAAATCCATCTATAATAATGCCCCGTTTTATTTCATAATATTTTACTCACATGTATTAAGAATGGCTGGTCGTGTACGACTCGCTGTCACTGGTATCCAGGACCGATGGCTCACTGGGGAACCCCAGTTTTCATATTTCGTCATGAATTATAAGAGACACACTCGCTTTTCCACGGAGGCTATCGAAACACCTTTTGACGGACACACGTCATTGGGTCACACCATCACGTGTAGAATACCTAATAACGTGGGTGATCTGGTGAGAAGTACGATGCTCAAAGTGGTGCTGAACCCTGTCGACGAAGTTCTTCCTCGCGTGGAAGACAATCGAACCATGTATAATACATCAATAGGTTCCAGAATTATTTCACACGCTGATCTCGTCATAGGCGGGCAAGTTATCGAGAGAATCACAGGTGAATATATTTACATGTACGAACAAATATATAACAGTAAGGANGATGTCTTACAAACATTATATTTTTTGAATGGTCACGGNAATCATATAGATTTTGTAGATCCCTACACGTTGTATGTCAATTTACCTTTTTATTTTTTCAGGCATCCGAGTTTAGCCATTCCCATGTGTGCCATAACAAAACAATTGATAGAGATAAAGATTACATTTAAACCACCTGACTATAAAATAGCTTACAATTATGTGAAAAATGATGATACGTACACAGTCACTCCGGTATCCAACGGTAGTATAAATAAAGTTTCGTTAATCACGGATTATTATTTTATAACTGATGATGAGAAGAACTTTTTAAAGACCCGACCAATCGAATATGTCATCACCCAGTTACAGATGGCTACTATACCCATGAAGCCTGAAGTAAAAGAGCGTTCCGTTCTTGTAAAGTTTGAACACCCCGTGAAACAATTAATGTTCGTGGCCACACTCAACGAAAGTGACTCGGCGAGAGAGGCTGCGATCGTCACGGAGAATCCAATGTCTCCAGTCATTCCAATTCGTTCAGATCACAGGCACATAAAACGTATCGCTTTGGATTTTAACGGTATGAATGTATTCGACCATGATGGTATCTCNCTGGCGTACGACGAATCTCTTCGACATCACACGGGTGTTCCCTCATCAGCCNATNTATTCTATACATANTCATTCGCCATGCAGCCTGAAGCGTACTTCCCGACAGGTCAGGTGAACATGAGCCGGATTATACACAAAAAGTTAACCGTAGAACTCGACGAGACCGACTCCACACACGATACAGTTGTGAATGTGTACGCAATTAATTATAATGTGTTGAGAATACAGAGTGGATTAGCTGGTTTAAAATTTTAGGATGTACTAGTAGTAATGGCTGGACGTGTACAGCTCGCCACGAGAGGTACACAGGACGTATTCTTCACCGACAACCCGGAGTACACGTATTTTATAAAAAACTTTAAAAAACATACAAATTTTGCAAAATCTACAGTAGATCACGATGTCGTCGGTGAACTTGAATTTGGGAGCACCCTCCGTTGTACCTTACCCCAAAACGTGGGTGATCTTTTAAAAACCGTGAGATTTCGAATCCAACTCGACGCGATTCCAGTAGATTCTATCGGATACACGGAATCTATTGGACACGCGATGTTAGAGTACGTGGATCTCTACATCGGTGGTGCACTCATACAGAGGATACCCCGAGATTTTTTACAGATATACTCAGAACATTATGTCACGCAGACTAAACAGATAAACTTGGATAAACTCATAGGAAAGCCATCGCAGGAACTCTCAGGTACACCGGTGTACAGTCAGGACATATTAGGTCACTTAGGTTCCGCGACTACAGAACGTACATACATAGTCGACATACCGTTTTACTTTTACAATAATCCAGAACTCGCCATTCCATTATGTGCCCTCCAGAAACAAGAGTGTGAAATAGTCGTAAAGCTCGCACCTCAATCAGATTGTGTATACGATGTTTCGACCCTCACCCCTTACCAGGGGGTACAAAAGGGTCTCATAAAGGACTTTAAAGTCGTCACTGAATTAGTGCACCTAGAAGATATTGAGCGCATACTCCTTCAAGAAAAGTCAACTGATTATATCATCACACAGTTACAGAGTGAAACCGTGCACATACCTGGTACCACTGATCCGCATCAGGATATAAAACATAAATGTCAATTTATAAATCCAGTGAAAGAATTGTTTTTTGTTGTCCAATCACGGAGAAATACGTACTCACCTTTTGATTACGACCATCATCTCCGACTGACAAACGGGAAATATACAAATCACGAACATCTTAAATACGCAGAGCTCACGTTAGATAATGAAGTGTTTCTGAACGACATCACGGGGAATGTCATCCACCTCAGGGCTGTGCAGAGTGGCATCCATCATTCTAGGACACAATTATTCAGGAGGTTTTATTCGTACAGTTTTGCTTTGGAACCCGAGAGGTGGTATCCGACAGGCCAGAAGAACTTTAGTCTCATCAATGAACAACTTTTAAACATGAGACTCAACGGACAGACGTACGACCTAGACAAGGACTTTAACGAAATCCTGTTCGACAGGGAACTTAGAGTTTACGCGCTTAGTTATAACATCTTAAGAATTGAAAATGGAGCCGCACGACTTCTCTTCAGCAGCAATTAATATCATTACACCAGTGATTGAAAATGCGGTGGTGTTATCAGGGCACTATGCGAAAGCGTGTGGTCGTTCTACCATTTTGGCGAAGGATATGGAATATTGTCTAAAGTATTGTGCTATGCACACAGTGGGTGATAAGATTGGCTCTTACTTTCCTGAGATTTACGACAGTGAAGATTCAGATGATGAAGATGAAATAGAAACGGTGGATGAATCTGAGGAGGAACCATTCACTCCATACAATGGTTCTAACGTGGCTATGAAAAATATCACAGACGCTTATGATGCATGGGAAAGTTGGGTACCCACCAATCCGTCAGAACGCGTGTTAAAAAATGCCATTGATAGTAATGAATGTCTCGCAGGAGCCCGATGGTTGGACTGAATCTGAATACAAAACATTCAAACTTGGTGACGAGACTTCAGAGTCCGATACGGAATCAGACGATGATGAACCCACTTCAGTCAACATAAAGGGGTACAGAAAAGAAAAATATAAAAAAATTTTATTCGTGGAAGAGTTATTACCAGAATAAAAATCTTTTAATAATATAAATGTCTACCGAAGTGCTCACCACTATTCGCAACGAACTCGAAACGCAGTCCCTGAACTCTGTCGTCGCTGGTTTCTCTTTTGCCGCGGCCCTGTCCTGGATGGACCTCGTGCGATGGACCATTCACCAGGTCGTGAAGGTCCAGAAGAACGGTGGTCTCAACTACGCCCTGACCGCTTTCTTCACCACTCTCCTCTCGGTGATTGTCTACATGGTCATCTCTCGCATCTCTAGCCGCGTGAAGAAGCCCGCCGCACCCGTGTACGCCGTGTCGCGTTAAGTGGATCTTCGTGGTTTAGTGAACATCACGAGTATCAGACCAGTGATGACTATTAGAAATATGTAAATAAACGCACCCCATCTATTCGGATTCTCCATCTCAGGGATCCGCATAGGCGGTGGAAGTGAAAAATCCTTTTTTACCTTTGGTATATTTTCAAGTTTATTTGTGGAACACTCCACGGATAACTTTATAATATGATTGGCGTGTCTAAAGTCATATGGTATCAGGCGATTATTGCTACTGTAGAAAAACTGTACCCTTAAACTCTTGATAGTTTGTTGTGGTCCAGAATCGAAATTGTGTACGACAGCATCGTCTACCCCAGAGTAGTTTACCACGTCTCCACACATCAATATACGCCCAGTGTAAAAAGGTGTGTCGGAAAAGACAGTCTTGTTGAACTCTTCAGAACCACTGCTCAATTTAAAAATCAGGGCATCGGGTCCCTGAAGGTTGACGCTTCCTGTGACGAGTGTATTATTCACGGATGACACGTTACTCGCGGGAAGCCCTAAGATATCATGAGGTGTCGTATATCCATGAGTATTACTTGCAAAACCATTCGCACCCGTGAAAAACTCAAAAGTGAATGGAGAAGATCCAGTCATCGTGATGGTGTTTACGTTTGAATCATACACGGCTTCTGTGATGGGTTCAACTTTATCTACGATTTCCCGTGCTAGCGTTTTCCCATTATAGTTATTATTATCGAGTGTCACTGTTGTACCATTCACGGAAAATGTATTATTTCTATCGTTAATGAGGAGTTGACTCGAATGTATACGCGCTGATATCAATGATATTTTCTTTACGTTATAAATGTAATTGTTCAACTCAATGACATAATCACTCGGGTTTGGGTACTCTACGGGGTTTCGCTCACTACTATCGATATCAAGCGTGTAGACGCTCATTAAAATAAAGGGATAATATTTTAATGCGTGTTGTTACTCGCTCACGTGTAATTACTATTCTTAATACCTCTGTTGTGCTATGGGATTGTTCTGAAGCTGGTTCTTCGCGACGTCCAGGCTGAAGTCATTCGCCCGAGGGTTCATCATACCCTTGTAGGGGTTCAACTGATGAAACGAATCACTGGTGTACTGCTGGGTCCACCCACCGTTTACAGCGGAGATGCGACCATCCACACGGGTAGTGTCCATACGAGCGGCGGTCAACATACCACCCTGGTTGAGTGGTCCGGCACGGACGTTCATACGACCAGCATTCCCACTGCGATTCGGCTTTCCGCGACGATCGTCGGGCCTAAAGCCGTACTCCATGAGTTCCTCGGCGGTATGAGGCGTACCGTACGTGCGCTTCTCACCAATCTTGGTGGCTGGGGCGTTGACGTAGCCGTGCGCGAACGAATGAATGTTGGGAGCGGGGAGGTTGGCGTAGCCATACTGCTCAACATTGCCATCCTTCTTGTTCCTCGTGGGGTCTTGGGGTATCGCACCTGCTGATATGATTCGCTTAGCGCCAGAAAATCCCAAACCGTCATCACGTTGTCCAGTCTCTGAGCGATTCGTGAGTCTCTTGGTATGTTCATGCTCCCCACGGGGAATCACTCCTGACATACCCTGTGCACGACCCTCCGTGACTGGTCGACGTGCTGGGAGGAAGGCTGTCTTCTCCGGTCTGTTATGCGCCAACTCGCCAGCGATACCGCGACGACCTCCCTTGATGTCAGCGGCTGGTCCACTGCGTCCGGGGAGGGTCGTGAGACGATAGGCACCGACATTCTCCGGGTTTACTCTAAACAACTGCTGATGTCCACCAAACGCTGGGACTTCGGGGCCCAATCCAAGACCAGGACCAACCATCTGTTTCTCGATCGGTGAAAGATTATTCATGCGACCAGCGTCGTACATTCTGTTACGCATGTTGAGTATTTCATTACCGTTACTCCGACTCTGGGGAGCGATATCACCGAAATTAACCACTTCCATTTTCTTGTCTGGCATGCGAAGAAGCGGGTCCTCCTGCTTGACAAAATCCTCCTGAGGAGGAGGCATGTCATCTTCCACCTTTTCTTCCGGAACAGAATAATCCAACCCCTTTCTCGGTTCACTTAATTTTTTACCTATGTACGCTAACCCGGCTATTGTAATTATTGATATGGGATCCGCCATTCTTATTTGTAATTAATATTTTTTATTCAGGTATCTCTGTTGAAACTGTCCATTCTGAAGTTCCGCACGGGTGCTCGCGGGCTCGTAGGACATCGTGCGAGGGGGCAACTTGCATGTAACATCTTGAATGGGAAAGAAGTTTTTCTCGTACGTCTTGGTTACAATCTTATTAAACTGACTAGTAGATTGAGGACGAAGCTGGTCACTCGTCTCTATAAACTGGGCAGGAGCCCCTTTACCCGCCATGTAGGGAGCCGTACCATAGAGCATCGTATTGGGACGACTAGAACCGTAGCTCAATGTCGTAGGTTGAGGGTACACGAAAACTTCATCTGTAGCACAGACTGGGGGGTGAGCCGGGTTTTGAACTATTTTCATTCCTGGTTGGAGCTGGTATGCCATTTACTATTGACTAAGAAATTGTTCCACCCATCATACCACTCCTCTTGTCTCCATTCGGGTCCAGACCAGCGAAAGCCTCTAGCTGCACACCACGGGCGTTGGGGTCACACTGGCGAGGATCTGACCTGCACGTGCCATCACTCTTTGCACCGTACAGCCATTCAGCAAAGGCAGTCTGGTCTCCTGGTATATTCGTGACGGGCATGGAAACAAACTGTCTCGAATAACTATTGCGCTGATGCTCTGGAAGTGCCGAACGGGAACGGGAAGGACCGTAAGGAATACGTCCCGAAAGCATCCTATTCACCTTATCATCCACTGAAGAGTAATCACAGGCGGCAGGCCGATCCGGGCGATCGGAATATTCATTCATGAGGACGTTACCCATCGGATTATCACGTGTGGGAAGCTGACACATGGGAGTATCTGTATAAATCTCATTCACTACCGATGGGCGGGCTGTACCCTCTTTGATCATGTTGGATTTATCCATCACATAAAGAACTCCGAGCCCCGTCGCTCCCATGACAAACACGCGAATATCACGACGAATTAAATACAACAAACAGGTAGCGTACACAATAAATCTCGCCGTCGCATTGATTCTCTCTGCTGCAGATTGTTCTGCAGTCGGCCAAAACTCTTTTATTTTATCGGAGCGTATAAGTTGTTTAGGATCCTCAAACAATGATACCATTTATATTATAAACTTTTATTTTTTCATCAAACCACCAAGAAGACCCTGCATCGACTTCATGAGCTGCGCCTCGTTGATGTCATCACCTTCACTCTGCATCTTATCGGCACACTGCTTCGCAACAGATTCAATCATGGTCAGAGTATCCGATGGGATGGTGGTGATGGTGGTACCCAACATGTAGAGTGTCTGGATGTATTGCCAGATGGCATTCTTAGTCCCTTCAGATGCACTGGGCCAGCATGTCGTGATGTTCAAGGGTTTGAGAAACTCAATGGTGTTAGAGTCTGCCAAGAAAAACGACTCGTCACGCGAACTAATCTTGTCCGCGTAAGGGGTGATATTCTCCATGAAACTTTCGACAACCTTCTTCGGTTGGGTTTCCTTCAGCATCTCAAAAGCGGTGATGTACTTCTTCAGCCCCTTCTCTTCTGGAAAAGTCTTGTGCAGTTCCATAAGAAATTGGCTCATCATATCATTGAAAGCGGTAACGGAGGTCATTTTATCTATACATGTGGGGAATCTTTAAGTTATTGAAACTTGTCGGTTGAAATAGTCTCCCTGGTACCAATTCCATTCGAAATTATAAAATATACTAAGATTGCCACGAGAGCAGCAGGTTTTGCATACGCACTCGTCTCTAAAACGCCTTCATTGTTGAGTCGTGCTTTACCGTGTATGTATAAAGCAGTTATCGCACCTGCAAACAGGGCTGCCCACGTGGGATCGCGAAGGTATTCGTCTAAGTCCATATGTTATAACGTAGTTTTTTTTACATGGGTTTTCTCATTCTGGTCTCGGGGGCATCTGGGAATAAATCTTCATCTTCTTCGGGCTCTGGTTCGGGCCCCTTTACCGTGTTGATAGTCCTAAACTCATTTTCTAAACCCGATGGTACCACCGGTTCCTTGGGAGTCTCCTGTGTATTCACGGGCACCGTGGGTTCCATGGGCGCCGTGGGTTCCATGGGTTCCGTGGGCGCCGTGGGTTCCGTGGGCGCCGTGGGTTCCATGGGTTCCGTGGACTCCATGGGCTCCGTAGAGTCCGTAGAGTCCATGGGTCCTGGGTAAGCCTCCTCTTCTCCCTCGTATTCATCTACGTTGTCTTCTTCGAGGTTACCATCATGAGGTTCTAGGATTTCGTCGTTCTGGGTAGTCATGTATGTCTGTAAAATCTGCTGGACTGGGATGAGTTCCTTGACTGTAGCCTCCACGCACGAACTGAAACGTTCATACAGTCTGTCGTTACGATCGTGTTCAGTCTGGTTATCTGTAAAAACGTATGGATTCTTGTATAAATCTTTAGCTGCATTCTTGTAACACGTGTGGATGAACACTTCATTGCTAGGCAGCTTGACGGATAACTTTTTACTATCTTTACTGAGGCGAACAGCGGAAAGAATCTTCACCGAACTCACAAACACCGCCGCCACTAGGTCTTTGAACCACGAACATCTATTGGCGATGTTGTCAGTATTTTCTTTCGCCATCGTCTCACTCCAGTTGGGAACGTCTCTCAGTAGATTCTGAAACATCATCAGGACCTTGCGCCCCTTTGAAAGTTTCTGCGCCTCGTGAAACATCTCATCAAAAACATCGATCATCACGGGACATATGAGGATAGATAACTGCTCCAGGTATTCACGCTTCGCTTCAACCAGAATGTTCAGGTTATCCATTATATGATTACATGAAATTATTTTATCATCCTTTTCCCGCAGATCCCCCCCTGTATTTATTAGCAGCCTTTTTTAGATTTATGAGTGTTGGGAACTCGTCGATATCGGCGGGAGGGGGGTGTGGTGGTTGGGTCTTTTTCACTCTCCATGATATATGTAATTCATAGTCCCCCAAAACGACCACATCGAACCCCCCTCGTTCGAGTTGCCTCTTGATGTACGCTGTGGCCTTGTATCTATCGAACATTGGATATCCTATGAGAAACGCTGGTACTTGAAAGGTTGCGACTTTACTCCCAAAATCTACAGACTGCCTTATTTTTCTAGACGCCTGTTCGTATAACTTGACGTACGTTTCCTTTTTCAATTTATTTTTCTTTTCAGTCAGTCTTGATATTTCATCTACACTTATCATTAATATTTACATCGACTTATTTTTAATTAATTCCAACTCACTCTTTCTGAAGAGGTCATAGTCTACAAAATCATAACCCAAAGTATCACTCGTATACGGAGATGTATCAGTGGGAGGTACCACGTCTATAGGCTGTGTGCGAGCACTCATGACCTTGACAGTTCCATCGGGGTTTACGGCGATATCAACAGTCACCGCAAACCCGAAAGCGAATCCATGTTGTTTCATCAGCATAAACATGCAACGGTACAACTCTTTCATATTTTTCGTGTGGACAAACTTCTTCACCGATGTCGTCTCTATGATGTACGTACACAATCCAGTCTTTTCAGAGATGTGCTTATTTGCAGCCAGGACGAGTTGTTCCATGAGGTCATTGTTTATACTCACGTCTGTAGATTCGACGTACTCTGTCGTATCAAAGGGGGGGTCATTCAATACGACCCTGTTGATGGGCTTCGTGTACCCAGCGTATCCAAACATCTCCGTCCTGGACATGATGAACAACATCAAGATAATGAGAATGAGTAACACGAGGATAGTCATTTATTATAAGTTATAAAAAAACTGTGCGTTATTGAATATATTTTTTTACAAATCTACATCAAAGATGTCACTCTTAATCTTTAGTCCTAAATGTACACATAGTATGGAATTGGTCAATTATATTAATAGAAACGCACAATTGAAACAACTCGTACACTTTCATAACGTAAACGTTCTGGGTATACCCCCGCAATACAGGGGAAAAATCACGAGGGTACCCACCATGCTCACGAAGAATGGCAAGATCCTGGTCGGAAAGGAGATTCAGAATTGGTTAGAGTCCTTACTCCCCGTGCAGGATCTGGAAACNTGTGGGTTTGGAAAGTGTGAGATGACGACACTCGACGGTGAGTCGAATACGGAACTCTTCGGGCTAGATCAGTACGGNCGTTCCCTGCAGCCCGCCATGACACCGGAACTTGAAGCAAAAATAAGTCGCAGTGTGACAGATGCCTACACGGATATAAAGAAATAAAGTGTAAAGAAACGAGAATGCGGTTAGTGACTGTACAGGCTTCGGCCATCAAATCAACCTTTGAAGTGCTCAAAGATATCCTCAATGATGTGAATATTTATTTCAAACCCGATGGGATGTCTATCGTCACACTGGACACGGCGAGAACCTCACTCATAGACATGCACCTGGCGGCTGAAAACTTTGAAGAGTACTCGTGCACGGAAGCTATAGATACTGGTGTGAACGTCACCAATATGTATAAGTTACTGAAAACCATCACGAGTAACGACGTTCTCATCATCTCCATAAATTGTAAGGAGTTTATGAACATCGAGATTCATAGTGAGCAAAAGAAGACGTGTACAAAGTTTGCCCTAAAACTTTTGGACATTAATGAAAATCAAATCGAAGTCCCAGAGATGAGCATGACCATGAATACACCCATGCCCGCGGTAGACTTTCAACGTATCTGTAGGGACATGGCTAATATTGGTGAAGAAATTGAAATAACGAGAAGTAAAAAGACGTTGCGATTCTTGTGCAAAGGTGATTTTGCAGATCAAGATACAGTCATCGAATGTACAGAAGATAGCCCCGAAATGTCGGGTGTCTATTCTCTCCGGTACATGAATATATTTACAAAGGCGACGAGTATGTGTGCGACTGTTCAAATCATGCAGGAACGTGAAAATAGATTTCTCATTTTGAAATATAACGTGGCCAACTTAGGGGACCTCAAGTTCTACTTGGCCACTAAGGTATCCGAAGATCACTGATGTACCCATCGGTGGTACTCACGGTTTTGGAGAGTCCGAAAATATTTTTCACGACGATTTTAGGGTACAACGTTTTTAGCGTGTCTTCGTCGTAGTAAAGCATGTCTGATATTTTAATCTTTTCACCGTGAAAATCGCAATTGGGTCCCGCGTATCTTTTGATCTTAGCGAGTAAATCTTTCACTGGCTCGCCATTCGCGTCGAGCAACTGCGCGCTCTGAAGGGGTATGTTGAAATGCACACCTTTTGGCATTTCGGGGGGCCACTTGTAGTCATGGTTATACGTCAAATATTTATAAATTTTATTGTTGTACCAATATTTTATTCGGATAAGTGTCTTCGTGACAATATCGGGGGG